GACAAGCGCAATTCAAGAGTGTCAACAATATTTCCAGTTACCTGCGTTGCTGACTGACGGCTGGTAATAATAATCTCGTCTTTATGGTAACGTATTACTGAACCAACGTGGCTCGACGTAAAGTAGTTGGCGCTCGTAGTAAATGTAACATTGTTCCCAGATGCAGCGCTAGGATTAAGCGTAACGCCCGCGCCGTGAAACCGAGTGTATGGCTGGTAGGTAACCTTGTTATCAATCCGAGCATCAAAGCTAAATGTTGATACGTTGAATGACGTTAAGCTTGTTCGCGTAAGCAAACGTGGCGCAAACAAGGGGTGGCAAATAAACATAACATCGCCATACTGGGCGGTTGTGTATTGATTTATGTAGTCCTTATCAAACGGCAGTGCCGCTGAATCCACATCCTGCGTGATTGTACTAACAAGTGTTAGACCGCCGCTAGCATTAAGGTAATAGCAAAGCACATACCCATCACCAATCGCAATAACGTATTCCTCGTTGTCATCAAAGACAAAGGGGAAAAGGCGTACGGTCTTATCTGTCTGCGCGTTGGTAGCCTGATGCTTCAAACCTGTGCGCTTCTTCACTGACCCAGAAGACAGCACTATCATGTTCTGCAAGCTTTGAGCAGAGGATGCGTAAACAGGACTATCAGTCCGCATTATCGTCGAAGGGCTAATCTCTCCGTACTGAAAGCTATTCTGCGGTACTAAGACTTTCTGCATTAACTACGCCTTTGCGCTATAAACCTTGAGGTATTCAGCTTGCGAGTTGTCTGCTGCTGAGAATCTAGGCGTCGAGCCTTTGTCATTTGACGCTCTGCCTGCTGATCCATGATGGTAGACAGTGAAGCATCCCGTGCAATTGAAATCGCCAACATCGAAGCCACAAGAAACTCTACGGCAAGCGTAAAGTAAGGGGGCCATTCCGACTCAGTAGGCCGGAAGATGTAATCAGCTACTAACTCTTCAGAAGCGCCTGCATCGCAGAACACCTTGTCGCCGTAAGTATCGTATTCAATAGGCGAGTCGTTAACAGTAACGGCACTCAGCATAAGAATGTCAGATGGCTTTTGATATGCAGCGCTAAATCGCCCAGTTGGTTCAGCGGCTAGTCGGTTTAGAACCTGTTGCTTAGAGGCGAAGCGCCACCGTGTATTCGTTAGCGCAGCGCGAGCAACGTCTTCGTATAGAGCGTCAACAACATCTGACTCGGCTGTGCCTTCATCAAAGCTAGAAATAGGAGAACCGCCCATGAGGACGGAAGCGCGTGAACATACTTTGATGGCTGTGTTAGCTGGCATCTATATAACCCCTACTGTTAGTAAAAGGGGGAGGCTTCCCTCCCCCAATTCTTTAGTTGTTGTCGAGGACTTCGTAGATACCATTTGAGTCGATGGCGATAGAACCCATAGACATCATGGAGGTTGCAAGGTGAGCAGCCTTTTCAGCGACGTAGTTGACCTCGGTTGATACATCAGCGTTGATGCCCAGACCGATTGCCGACGTGTGGTATGCAAAGTTCTTGCCACCAGCAACAGCAGACGTTGAGAAAATCTTGAAACCCAAGAACTCTTTCATTGTCATGCCGCCAGCAAACGGAAGATTTTGCGGACCAACGTAGTCGCTTGATGCAAACTCATCGATCAAGAACAAGTCAGCGTAACCAGCAGGGGACATAGCGAGATAACGCTGACCGTCTTCTGGAACATCAGCTGTACCCATTGTCTGGAACAGCGACAGCAAATCAGCCTTGCTGACAACTGAGCCAACCGCACCAATCTGAGTTGAGTTTGCACCAGCATCCAGAGCAGCAATAACAAGCTCATCAGTCTTGCGACCAAGTGCGCCAGCCGCGGAAGTTGCAACTGCCTGACGCTCGTTAATGTTAGTCTTCAACTCATCAAGCTTGTCGATGTACTCGGCTGCGTAGAAGTCAGCCATTGTTGCTTCGACATTGGTGTGCGCAAGCTCCATCGCGGTTACGTTGCCGTTACGCGCTTTAGTTGATGCAGTGCCTGCCCCAATTTTCTGGAAGCGAGCAACAGAACCACTAACATTGGTGGAACGTACTGTGTTGCGAAGTTTAGACCCAGCGCGTTGATACGCCATGTGAACTTCTGTTTCGAATTGCTTTACGAAAGCAGCGTCAATTGTGTTAGCCATTGGAAATCATCCTATAAAGTTTCAAGCATACGGGTGTCCATTACTTCACTTTAACAAGGGTATCCTAACGGGCCTCTCAGTGCATCACGGGCCGTGATTCGCCACTATAAGCATCTTTCATGCTAGGATTGCAACGCACAAAATTGATGTATTCGTGATTATTGGCGTCATTCATGGTGGAAACTACCTCAAATCCTAGCCACAACGCCCAATTCAGCATGGCTTCATGCTCTGAAAGGATGGTCATTGTCATTCGTGGGTGAAACTTATCGAACAGTTTAACTAAGGTTTTTGATCCGCGCGCAATAGGAATGAAGTTATCCCTTATGTTTCCAGAAAACATAGCAAACATCTGGGGGTCATCATCCTTGCGGCCGTGAAACAGACCGCCCACACAGGAATAGACGCATCCATCCCTGCGGGCGATATAGCACTCAGCGCTAGAAACCATCTCTTCGATGCCATCCTTAACACTAGAGTAGCCAAGGAGTTTTAACTCCCTAGCGCTTTCAATGCTTAGATGCTTAACAATCTCTGAAACGTCACTGGCAGAAGCAGGGACCAATCGATAAGAACCTCGCTGGATAACTTCACTTTGCATAAAGCTTCTTAAATCCAGCCTCTACTTTTTTAACGTATGCCGGATCGTTCTTGCTCCAGTAACGCGGGTCTTGCATCATCTCGCGCAAATCATCTTCGCTCGTACCTGATACAGAATCAGCACTGCCGGAGAATGATCCGTCCTTCAACGCCTCTTGAATTGCCTCAAGTGCAATGATTCCCTCATGGCTTTCGCACATGCGTTCGATTGCTGGCATTGCTTTATCAGGAAAGAACTTGGTGGCAAACATAGATGCCGCTTGAATGCGGTCATTTGCATTCTCGCCAAGTTGAGCAGCCTCGGCTTCAAGATCAGGCTCAGAATCAGAAAGGGCTTGGGCATACATCTCAATGCCTTTTTCAAACTTGTCCTGCCCGTATCCATTCTCGAAGGAATGCTCAGACCACCACTGCAATAACTCGCTGTCAACAGAGCCTTCTGTGTCAACAGACTCAGGAAGCTGGTACTCGCCCGCAGTCTTGGGGCGATCCTTGAGCGACTCACTGCTCATCTCCTCCTTGATCTTCGAGCGGAAGTCTTCATCCTTTGTGCCAAGCTTAGACTCAAGCTCCTTATAGGCTTTGGCTAAGTCTTCACCGCTTTTGTATTTTTCTGGTAGCCACTCAGGTCGCTCTGGGGCTGCGTCTTCAGCAACAACAAAGTCGCGAGGCGCTTCAATAGGTTCTTCAATTGGCTCAGCGATTGCTTCACTCATGTGTTCTTACTCCTATGTGCGTGGGATACTCTGCGCTCTAAAAGGCCGACGATATAACGCTGGCCTTCAAGATGTCGCAGCTCTTCGGTGGATACATTCGGGCCATTTACCATCTCAATAGTAATTGACCGAAGGTACTTTAGAACAGCAATGCCTGCTGGCCCACCAAAGACTTCCGCTACATTAAGGCTGATCTGGGAATCCTGACTTGACGCCCGCTGATAGCCATCTACTCCGATATTAACCTTGCTGCTCAATAGGTTGTTCCTGTTGTGGTGCTTGCATTTGCTGCTGCGCCATTTGCTGCGCCATTGCAGCTATTTGTTTACGCTGGTCTGCGTCACGAATCAAGCTTTCCGGCACACCAAATTTCTTAGCTAGGTGAACAGCCGTCTTTTCTGAGTCAACGAGTAGCTGCAACATCTCAGGGCCAAAGGTTCCTCCGACCAACTCTAGGAAGCGAGCAACAGTAGAGATATCCTGATTCGCCTGCGCCTGCGCTAGTGGTGAAACGGAACGAACCTTAACCTCACGACCATTAACGGCAGGAACATCGATGCGTCCTTGCTTTTTAAGGATGTAGATCACTCGTTGCAGCACAGGTTGGACAAGCTCTGCCTGCAAACGACCGAATGCAGCACCCATACGTCGCGAAAGATCAGCCATACGCTCGGCAACTTCTGTTGCGGAAGCTGGTGTACGGTCGGGATTGCCCAGCATGTCGTTGTATAGCGCCTTCTTAATGTTTAACCGCATGTCTGACAGGACAAGTTGGGCTACATCAAAGTTACCAGCGGCACGAATGGGCTGCAAACCAGAGGAACCCATAGCCTTTGGAATGATTGAGCCAGGAACAAGCTGAATTGTATCAGGGTTAATAACGCCATCGTCTTCCATCTGGTAGATTCCAGAGATAGACATCTGCGCGTTCTCAAGGATCATCTCAATTGTCAGGTTCGTAGTCTTAATTGCTGACAAGGCGTTAATCAGAGGGCCGCGCCCGTAGATTTCTCCTGCACACTTAGACCAACGGAAACAAATAAAGGGATTAGACCCATTGCCGCTCATGGTTTTGGAGTGAAGGACTGTTTCGGTCTCCATACAGAAGGCATAGCTAAGATAAGCCTCCTCGTTTTTCTTGCTGTAGTCACGGCAAACGACCTCAAGCACGGTAGTTGTGCGATCCATACCCATCTGACGGGTTACTTTTTCGTCAAAGGTAGAGTTTGGATACATCAATGACAGGTGGTCGAACTTTACATTCTTTCGCTCACGGTAAACGTGGTCAATCTTGTCATCGGGGCCAGTATCCAACACCACATGAGGCAAAGGAATGGCAGAGAAGTTGACCGGATTGCGGGCATCACCTTCTTCAACGCACAAAACACCT